CTCAGCCTCTATTTCAGCGAGGTGGGCCTCATCGAGCAGTTCCCCAGCGCCAACTACATCGGCCTGTCGAGCGCCGGGGGCGCCGTCACGGGCCTGCACCAGCACTATGCGGCGCTGCTGGTCTTCCGGGAGGCGGCCATCGATGTCGTGGCCCAGCTCCCAGACGGCACCTTTGCCGCCACGTCCCTGTCGAGCTCAGTGGGCTGCCGGGCTCCCCAGACCGCGACGACTGTGCCGGGGCTCGGGGTTGTCTTCCTGGGCCTCGACGGCATCTACGCGCTCACGGGTGGCCTCGAGGGCGGCGCCATCAGTGAGCTGGTCAACCTCACCAGCAGCCAGGACGGCATCCTGCAGCGCCTGACGCTGGACTGCATGGCCCGGTCGGTGGCGGCCTGGTCTCCGCTGACGCGCGAGTGGCACTGCTACCTGCCGGCAGACGGACAGGACCGGCCAACGCTCGGCCTGGTCCTCCACACCGAACGCCTCGAGGCGGCGCCGCAGCTCAGCCCCTGGAGCACGCGCGAGGGATTCCCGGTGGGGGCGCTCTGCACCCTCGCAGGCGGCACGGTGGTCTTCGGGCATCACACCGGCGCGCAGGCCAGCGGGGAGCGCGGGCTGTTTGTGCTGTCGGCGACGCGCGCGCTGGGCGGCAGCATCGCGGACCAGACCTTCACGCCTGGCGCGGCCCCCGTGAGCATCTACCGGTCGGCGTGGGTGGACTTCGGCGACGCGCAGGTGCTCAAGCAGGTGAGCTACGTGACCCTATGGGTGTTGAGCACTGGCAAGGTCAGCGTCACGCTGCGCCACTACAAGGACTTCAGCCAGACGCCGGTGGAGGAGCGCACCTACCTCGCCCAGCCCCCGGACGCGGCAGAGCTGCCCACCTACGACGCGGCGACCCTGGGGCTGGACCGGTGGCGCGAGGAGCGCCTGGTGCCGCTGCGCTTCTCGACAGCTGTGCAGAGCTGTGCATGGTTCGCTTTCGAGGTCGAGCTGCAGGGTGACCTGGTGCTGGTCGGCTGGGAGTTTGAGTACCAGCAGCGGGGCCAGCGGGTCATCGCAGGAGTGCGCGCATGAAGGCCTGGACGCAGCGACAGCAGCGGAGCGGCGACACGACCTCGCCGGCGAGCCTCAACGACGAGCTGCGCAGCGCGGCCTCGCAGATTGCGACGCTGGGCCGCGACGAGCTGCCCATCCAGTGCGTGAGCGACGCCAACCTGGTGAGCGGCGCGCTGATGGACACGTGGGCGAGCGCCCTATGGCCTGGTGTGAGCGGCTCAGAGGGGGAGCAGCAGGCCGTTCGCGACTCCGGCGTGCAGACCCGCATGTGGGAGGCGGTGACCTTCCAGGCCAGCATTGGTGGATGGCAGGACGCGGGGGGGGCTGTGACCCTCTCCGGCTTCAAGGGCGGCCAGCTGTTCGTGGAGTGGAGCGGCAACGGCTACGTCAACAACTTGTTCGCCGACACGCTGCACACCTTCGACCCTGGGGTGCCGCGCTACCTCAACCTGCGCATCCTCATCGACGGCGTGCTCCTGGTCGAGCGCCGCGGCACCAGCTACCACGACCACTGGCGCATCTTCGGCACGGCGGCATTCCCCCCGGGCGACCTGACGATGCAGCTGCAGTGGCGCATCAACGAGCCCGGACCCGATGACGCCACGGTCATCGCTTCGACAAGCTACCACATCCTGCAGGCGCACCTCTACAGCATGAAGTACCTGGCCATTGGGAGGTGGCGATGAGCCGCATCACGCAGCAACGGCTGGTCGACGGCGAGCTCATCACCGCCAGCGACCTCAACAGCCGCTTCGGCGAGTTCAGCCAGGCCGGGGCGCTCAACGCCTTCAACTTGCGGGACGCGGCCGTCGACCTCCCGCAGCTGCAGACCGGCTGGCAGGCCACCGAGCTCGCCAGTGCCACCATCGGCAAGTACAACCTGCTTCACACGGCCCCCGTGGTGGTGGCCTCCACGGCCGTCGCGCCCGGCACCGCGCACCCCATCGAGGACGGCGCCGGCAACCCAACGCCTCTCAGCTTCGGCCTGGCGGGCGCCTCCCTCACCAGCGGCGACATCCTGCGGGTCTACTGGGACCTGTCCGTCTACGCGACCTGGAGCGGGGCCCCCTGGAACGCGGCGGGGTCAATCGGCGCATGGTCGATTCCCGACGGCACCCCTGGCGGCGCCGGCGTCGCCAGCGGCCTCTCGTGCTGGGTGGCCTGGTTGCAGTGGAACACCACGGACCCCACGCTGGCCACGGGCTGGGTCGAGGTCCCTGGGCAGTCTGACTTCCAAGACGTGTTCAGCGGCGTCTACACCGGGGCCGCGCTCCCCGACACGGCAGCCACCACGGTCATCCCCATGTGGGTAGGGCGGGCCTACGGCGCTGACGATGGGGTCATCAGCGTGCCCCCGATCACCAAGCGCATCGGCTGGCGGGGGGTCTCTGGGACGTGGTACTACCTCCCCATCGCGCCCGTGACCGTCTACGGCGTGCGCGTCGTGGTCCAGGGCATCTACCATGCCTTCATCGCTGCAGGGCAGAACCTGCTCATCGTCGACCCGCCGCAGTCGGGCGCCGGGCAGACGCTCGAGTACACCAGCGGCGAGCTGCGCGCCATCATCCACCGGCAGAGGTGACCGTGGCCTACACTCCGCCCACCACCTTCTCCACCGGCAAGCTGCAGGCTTCCCAGGTCGACGGCAACTGCCTGGCGCTGCGGAAGTACCTGCACGGCGTGGCCGCTGGCGACCTCGAGGCCAGCCAGTGGATTGACACGCGCCACATCCAGCCCCCCGTCTTCGAGCCGTACAGCGGCGTGCAGCACGGGGTGACCGGCCACCTGGGCGGCTACCAGCACATCCAGAAGCAGGAGCTGGGCTTCGGCACCAGCTACTTCAGCGGCAACGGGCTCGCGAGCGCGACCCCACAAGGCTGGCACGAGCTCAGCGGCACCGCCATCGAGGTGCAGGTGCGCCGCGCGGCCAAGTGCCTGTTCCACTGGTGGGTCGAGCTCGAGGTGGGGCCGGATGATTTGCCATACGCCAGCGGCCGGCGCTACCCTGTGCTTGACCGGCTGCTCTACATCGCCCCCTACATCGGCAATCTGAGCCTGGTGCGACCGCAGGCCGCGCAAGAGGCGCAGACGCACCAGGACGGCTGGGCGGGCTCTGCTCCATGGGGGGCTGACGGCACCTACACCGGCGGCTGCGGCGCCCATCAGCGCGATGGCACCGTGGCCACCACGCAGACCGCTGGAGGCCGTGTCATCTTCGGGTTGGCCTGCTACTCTCAGGTCGACCGGTCGGTGCTCGTCAACTGGGGCGTCGCCATCGAGACCTTCTACCTGTGAGGCTGCACACATGGACCCCGTGACCCTGGCCCTCCTGGGCGCCGGCGCCGCCAAGGCCATCGGCGGCATCGCGCAAGGCATCGGCACGCGCCGAGCTGCCAAGGCTTCCTTCAGTCCTGAGATGCAGCAGCGTCTGTTGAACCTTCAGCGGCGCCAAGCTGAGGGCGAGCTCGGGCTCAACGAGAAGCAGCAGGCGATGCTCGAGCAGCAGTACCTGTCGAGCCAGGCGGCGGCGGCGCGCGACCTGCAGGCCTCGGCCCTCCAGCAGGCGGCCAGCGCCGGCCCCAGCGTGCGAGGGCGGGACGTGTTCCTGCGGCGCCAGGCAGAGGCAGAGGCCCAGCGCCAGGCGCGCCAGGCTCAGCAGGCACAGGTGGCGGCCCTCGACGAGGCGCAGCGCCAGGCGCAGCGCGAGCAGATTGTGCAGCTCGAGCAGGCCAAGGCGCAAGCGGAGGCCGGCAAGCGGGCGGGGACCTGGCAGGCGGTCACTGGCGGCCTGGTCGGGGCAGGCGAGGCCGCCATGGCGGGCGCCTCGATGGCGCAGCAGAAGCAGCTCGCGCAGGAGGGCTTGGGCAACTTGAGCGATGAGGAGCTCTTGCGCCTCTTGGGGCGCAGCCAGACCGCGCCCACCGCGACCTATGACCGCTACCTTGGGGGGCGCTGATGGCCAGCCGATCCGAACAGTATCGCGACCAGTACGCGCGAGCCGTCGCAGCGGCCCAG